AGGACGAGGCCGATGACTTCTTTCTGCGTCAATGTCGTCCGCTATTCGATGCTATTCCAGAAGTTGCTAAGCGTAAGAAGCCCGATGACATGCCTAGATCGGCGGTCGGAGACTTTCAGCGGATGATTATTTATTGTCGCTCGGCGCATACCAAGACGAGCCTGCAACGGATAACGACTAAGTATGTTTTCGGTGACGAGTGTTGGCGATGGCCGAAGGGACACATGGAGGAAGCGATGGGACGGACTACGCAATTCTCATGGAACTCTAAACATGTATTTGCGAGCCAAGGCGGAACGCCAAATGACGACTTCCACCAGCTTCTAGAGCAACCGACGACTAATCTTCACGATTGGTCATTCAACTGTCCTAAGTGTAACACTATGCAACCTTACGCCTGGGAATATGTTCGCTTTCCAGATTCCGCGAAGGATGGCGACGATTGGGACATTACGAAGGTAAAGAACGGTACGACTTACGAATGTAAAAAATGCAATGCACAACACACGGACAGCAGAGAAACAAGATACGAACTAAACCTTGGCGGTCGATTTCTTGCTCGTGATTCTGGCAAATCTATTGAGCGTGTCGGACTTCATTTGAATGCCCTAGCCATGATGTCATGGGGCGAGTTAGGTCGGATGATGTTAGAGGCTAAAAGAGCTAGCGTGATTTACGGCGACGAGGAGCCTAGGAGAATCTTTAAGCAGAAACGACTAGCCTTAGCGTACTCGGAGGACGGTGGCTCAATGGTTGCTCCTGTCGATGCGTCCGATTATATGCTCGCCGACGATTGGGCGGACGAGGCAGTGATAACTCCCAAGGCGACGATCGCCGACCGCAAGGATGCTCCACAAGGTTCAATCCCTTTCCGCACGATGGGCATCGATGTGCAACGCGGACACTTCTGGGCGGTCGTTCGTCGATGGTCTAAGAGCGGGCATAGTCGTCTAATGGCGTTCGAGAAGGTAGAGACATGGTCGGGCCTCGATGATTTAGCCAAGAAGCACGGCGTTCATAAGGCTCTCGTGATGGTGGACTCTGGCGACAATACGCAGGTGGTTTATGCGGAATGTTGCCGGCGTGGATGGAAGGCGGCGAAGGGTTCGGGCAGTGAGGACTTCGCGGTGACTTCGTCGGACGGTCGGACTACTCGGCGCTTCTACTCCGATCCGCAGGCCGTGATTGTGCCTGGGCAACCTCAGCGGGTCTCTCTCATCGTCTGGTCGAATATGGCAGGTAAGGACTTACTGCACGGTTTGCGGACTCGCCGGCTCCATACCTATCCGCGGGACGCAGTTGAGGATTATGCCAAGCAACTGAACTCCGAGATCCGCATTAAGGACAAACGGACAGGAAAGCCTATGTGGATACTTCCGCAGGGCGTGCAGGATAACCATGCGCTAGATTGCGAGTTATTGGCTATGCTAGTCGCTGTGCGTTGGGGGGTTGTCGGGCGTGAAGCCACGACGAGCGAATCAGAAGCACCAGGGACTTGACGAGATGCCCAAGGTTGCTAGATTACTTTTAAGCGTGCTGGGGGTTGGGTGTCTCTTAGGGCTAAGAGAAAATGTGTCGTTGGCCCCTAGCACGCCCCCCTTTTACCTCTCCGCCAAGGTTAAGACTATGGCACAAGGCATTTTTATTGGTTTAACCGAGGAACAACTGCTTTCGATTCGAGATAAGGCCGTGTCACTGATTACGGAAGGTAAAACCTTAATGTCCTATTCGGATAGCGGTTCATCTGCTTCTAAGCAGTGGGCTATGCCACCGAAGGAGATGCTAGCAGAGGCTCAGTATGCTCTGTACCTATTCGACCCTCAACAGTACTCGGCGAATGTGCGTTCAACGGTGATTCGCACGAATTGGAACAACCAATACCGTCAATAGTTTATGGCTGACAAACGCAAGAAACAGATTCGCAAGACGATTGCTCGCAAGGGCAATAATTTACAACCAAAGGCGGACGCTGGCGGTTGGCAATCTGTAGGCATTACTCGTCTGCGTTTGTCGCAGTATGGGAACCAGCCCACGGATCTCCGCCGTGATATGTCGGCCTTTGACCGTCTCTCGATGGTTAAGAAGTGCCGTTGGGCAGAGCGTAACAGCGGACTATTCAAACAAATCCTTAACGACCTTGGGATTTACACGGTCGGCGATGGCATCAAACATCAAAGCCATGCAAGTACTCCAGAGAATCGTGACTTGTTTAACGACTACTTCTGCGAGTGGTCTAAAAAATGCGACATTACAGGTCGCTTTTCATTCTACCAGGTTCAAAACATTCTTTTCCGCGGGATGATTCGAGACGGCGACTCATTCGCTCTCAAGACTCGGAACGCATTTGCTCAACCTAAATTGCAAATTATGGAATGTCACCGCGTAGGTGACCCGCTTTCTCCAGATGTCGCTCCAGAAGGTATGCACGACGGCGTTCAGTTTGGGCCTTATGGAGAGCTAGCAGGATTTAACATTTACCGTTCGGATGGTTCTTCTCGTTTTGTAATCGGCAACTCGATGATGCATATTGTGGATCATGAGTATGCAAGTGGCGCTCGTGGCGTTCCGCTCATGCAACATAGCCTTGCGAGTATCCAGGACGAAATGGACATTATCGAGCTGGAGAAGCTCGCAGTTAAAGACAACGCTGATGTTACCCGCGTAATTAAGAAAACAGGCGGATTTATTCCCGGTGATATGAAGCGAGAACTCGGCGGGTCAGACCCCTCGAATCTCGGTTATCAATACGCCTCGATGGGAGGTAAGATTATAGCACTAGAACCCGGCGAGGAGTTTCAATCATTCCAATCCAATCGCCCTTCGCCTGCGTTCACAGGCTTCTTAGCGGCATTAGAGCGTGACATTGCCCAGGGCGTATTACCTTACGAGTTTGTAAGTGACCCGACCAAGGCAGGCTCTGCGTCGATTCGTTTAATCGCGGCTAAGGCTGGTCGAGTATTCGGAAAGTACCAGACCGTAATGATTAGCACTCTATGCAATCCTACTTGGGGCTATGTAATTGGGCAGGCGATTGCTAACGGTGAGCTACCAGATGACCCTTGCTGGAATGAAGTCTCATGGACTACGCCTAAGAGCGTTACCGTCGATGCAGGCCGTGAGGCTGCGAATGACCGCGAGGATCTGCGACTCGGTTTGTTATCTTTCTCAGAAGTTTATAATCAGCGTGGCATGAACTTCGAGGAGGAAGCGGAGATTAAGGCTCAGAACATCCGCTATCTTTTAGACCTTTCTAAGACTTACGGCGTGCCTTTCGAGACGCTGACTAACATTTTAATTAACACTCCTCCTGGTACAGTTGAGCAGGCTTCTAATCCTCCACAACCAGACGCGGAGACTGAATCATCTTCCTAATATGCGCTTCTTACTCAATGGACTTTCGGGCCGTGAGGCTCTGCTCATCGACCCTGCTCGTGCAGACGACCATCGTATGATGGCGGAGAAGTTTGGCTTTACCGACATGATTGCTCAGTTGTTCGGTAAGGTTCCAGACCCTTACTTGTGCGAAGATGGCACTGGGGTCATTCCCATCGTCGGCGTGATTGGTAAGAACCTATCTCCAATCGAGAAGATGACAGGCGGTTGCGATGTTACGGACATTAGCGCCGCAATCGATAATATGTCTCAAAATCCTCAGTGTTCACGGATTGCTTTGCAAATCTCGTCACCGGGCGGAACGGTTACTGGTGTCGAAGAACTCGCCAACAAAGTCCGCAACTTGAGCAAACCGACGATGGCTTACACTGATACCGAAATGGCAAGTGCCGCTTATTGGATCGGTGCGGCGGCGGACAAGGTCGTGGCAAGCCCCTCCTCAAGCGTCGGTTCGATTGGGGTCTATATGGTGATTCCAGATTACTCCGAAGCTGCGAAGGCCGAAGGGATTAAAATGGTCGTAATAAAATCTGGTAAGTTAAAGGCCATTGGTGTGCCAGGGCTTCCAATTACGGCGGAGGAACAAGCCCATTTGCAAGAGGGAGTCGATGCAATCTATAATGACTTTGCTAGCTCTGTTTTAATGACTCGTAAAATGGTCAAAGCGGAAGATATGCAAGGGCAAGTGTTCTCTGGTAAGCAGGCCGCGTCTAAAGGTCTAGTCACAGGCTTAGCAGATTCCTTTGAACAAGCAGTCTCGATGTGGGCCGATAATAGCATTGCTCCAGGGCCTGCGGTTCCTGCGAAACGAAAAGACTAATGGCGATTGAAGTCCCTAGTTATGTCGCCGAGGCCGCTAAGCGTGGTCTAAAGTGGAACGCTGAAGGCAAGGCTGGTAATGGTGTGACGGACAAGACGATCCGCGAAGCCCGCGACATGGCTAATGGGCAAGTCTCCGAAGATAAGTTACGGCGCATGGGGCCTTGGTTCCGCCGGCATCGTCCAGACATGGACGCACCAAAGAACAAACCGAGTAACAAGGACTTTCCTGGTGCGGGTGCGGTCGCTTGGGCGTTATGGGGTGGCCCGACCTCTGGCGACATCTTACGGACTGCTGACTGGGCAGAGTCTAAAGTTGCTCAGCTCGATAAAGAAAAGTCCGCCGAATCTCTTAATTTTTTCAAACCTAAATCACAAACCAACATTGATTCTATGCCTCGCTTTATTGTCGATATTGATGGAACCCTAATTGATAACGGACAACCTGTTGACCGCGTCATCGACTATGTCGAAGAAAACGCCGAGGAGGTTGTTATTCTTACGAATCGCCCAGAGTCCGAGCGTGCTAAGACCGAGGAGGACTTAAAGGCTATCGACTTAGCCTATGAGCGTTTAATCATGAATCCTGGCAATGCTCCTGCTCCCGAGTTTAAGGCTTCCGAAGTTAAGAAGTACTTAGACGCTGGTAAGCGGGTCGATTTGTTTATTGATAACGACGCTAATAACCGTGATGCGGTCGCCGCTCTCGGAGTTGAGGTAATGGATCCTGCTGACATTCCAGAGCCTTCTGATGTCGGCGAGCAACAGGATGATATGAATCCAGAACCTAATGCCCTTGACCGTTTCACCAAGATTAAGATGACTATCGAAGATAAGTTGGCTACGGTCGAAAACCTTGCTCAAGCCTTGACTGCTGAGCGTGACGACCTCCGCGCTACGATTGAAAAGTTAACGGTTGGCTCGGCTGACGAGTTGGCTAGCGCTAAGGCTGACATCGTCGCTAAGGATGCTAAACTCGCTGAGTTAGCAACGGCCCTCGAAGTATCCTCTAAAGAAGTGGAAGCCTTGAAAGCTAAGATTGCTGACCTCGAAGCATCGAAGGTTACGGCCTCGAAGGAAGCGGCTAAGATTGCTTCCTCGGTTGGCGTTGAGCCTACGGCTATTGTTCCTGGCTCAGATGAAGTGAAGGCTAAGCAGGATGTGCTGGCTACCTTCCACAGCCTCACGGATCCAAAAGCTAAGGCTGACTTCTTCGCAAAGAATGCACAGGCGATTTACGCCTCTATCAAAGTATAATTTTCCCCCTAATCTAACTAACTAATAATATGGCTAATTCTATCTCTGCCGCCCCTAGCGTACTCGCTCGGGCTTCTCGTCGGTGTTCACCTCGTCCATTCAAGGCGCTGGTAAGACCATTCAAGTCCCCTTGATTGGTACTTCTACGGCAACTGAGTTTGGTAGCGGTGGCTACACGACTCAAGACGACGCTACGGTTACCTCCAGCTCGGTTACCTTGAAGCACTACAAAGTTTCCAGCCGCTTCTCGCCTCTCGATGTGCGTGAGTATGGCATGGCTTTCTTTGCTAATAACTTCGTTGAGACCGCCGCGATCGCTCTCTCCCAGAAGTGCATGAACGCTGTTAACGATTTAATCGTTAACGCTAACTACAGCTCGGCTACTGTCACTGGTGCTAATTTGAGCTACGCCGAAGTTGTTGCCGCTCAAAAGACCCTCGACGACGCTAAGGCTACGGACAAGCGTGCGCTCGTTCTCGGTAACGGCTACCTCTCTGACCTCCGCTCTGATGCCTCGATTATCGCGGCCTTCCAACTCGGTGCGAATGTAATCTCGACCGGCTCGCTCGGTTCGATTGCCGGCGCTCAAGTGTATCAGTTCAGCAACCTCTCGGCTAACTCCGAGTCGTTGGCTGGCTTCATTTGCGGTGCGGACGCTATCGCTGTTGCGACTGCTCTGCCCTTCAATGAAATCCCTGGCGCTGAAGTGTCCCAAGCCACGGATCCTGCGACTGGCCTCTCGGTTCAAGTCATGGTTCTCCAAGAGCAAAGCGGTTACCTCAATGTGACTGCCACCCTCTTGTTCGGCGCCGCGGTTGGTCGTGCGACCAGCCTCCGCCGCTTGACCACGGCTTAATAGCTGAGGTTATAGACTCTACACTGACCCCCTTGGGAAACCTTGGGGGTCTTTTGTTTTACGATTTTCCAAGGTTAAGCCAATGGACTTAACTGCTGAATTACTTGCGGACGCAAAAGAGATGTTGAATGACTTTGGGATTCCTTTGGTCTGTGCAACTGGTGAGACCTTCCGCGTCATGGCTTCGGATGCTCAGTTGAATCAGACCTTAGAGGCTGGCGGGTTTCTGGCTCAGACTGCTTTCACGGTTAAGGTCGTTGCTTCGACTACCGCGTGGACGACCGCAGACGGCCTCATAGGAGCCTCTACAGGGGCTTTGAATGGCGGGGGGGCTATCTCACCCCTAACTATCGGTAAAAAGGCTACAGTGGGCAATATAGGGGTGCGTATCGTATCTTCCCAGTACAAGCCAGGGTCGGGCTGGATAATCCTAGGGGTTCATACTGATGTGCAGTAATGGCAACAGAACTATCATTAAAGGTTAATCCGAAGTCTCTGCATAAGTTTCAATTTGCGTTAAACGAGTTTAGAATGATGGCAGGGCTAAGTATGCGGGATGCTTTCCTGCGTGAAGCTGGTTTCTGCTGTTATGAGTTTATGCGCTACACGCCTCCAATGCCTAAAGGCGGTGGTAAAGGTCTTTCGGGTTCCGCTAAGAAGGCCGGCGAAGGAGCGACTGCCGCCGACATCCTAAGTATGTTTGTTACGAACAATGACCCATCGACGGCATTTGCGTACATGGTCGAGGCCGTGGTGAATGGCGATCATGGAGAGTTTAACAAATATCACGCCCTGGCTAAGTCCTCTATTCGGACTCGTGAGGATGGGACTTATTACAAGAAGCGTGGCCGAGACGCTCGCGGTATCTTTCTCCAAATCCTGCTCGACGATAATTTAACGCGGGCTTTCCAAAAGTTTAAGAATCGTTTTGGCGGATCTAAGGCTAGCCCTCCGCAAAAGACTAGCGACCTTCGAGGAACGCATCGCAACGCACTGCGTCAGTTTCATGGTAACATCCTAAAGAACGGCGGGCCAGATGCTGTCTTTTCAGTGGATAAGCAAGCACTCGATAAGTTTATTAAAGAGCGTCAAAAAATGGTCGGTTATGTTAAAGCAGGTTGGGCTAATACGCTGTATAGTCTGCCCCCAGCTAAGGTTCAAGATGGTGTACAATATGCCTCACGCAATAAAGTCCCTGCGTGGGTTAAGCGCCATGCGAATAATAACCAGGGCTATTATGATTTTAACGGCAATCAAAACAGCGGAAACTTTAACCTTATAATCGGCAATAATGTCGGCGATAATGACGGAGTCGCGACCTCAGCCTCGACGATTAACTATGTTCTCCAAGTCCGAGCCAATAAACTTGATAGGGAAGTTATGCGCAGACTTGGCAAGTATATCAAAGCCTTTAATGCTCAATACTAATGGGAACTAAATCTATACGCCACATCTGCGAATCCGCAGTTAAAACATACCTAGCCTCTAAGTCAGAGTTTTCGGGTATTCAAATAAACACCGGAGACGATGCCTCACTGCAGACCCTACCTAGGATTATTTGCCTTGCATCGACGGCCTCGACCCCGAATGACTTGCCAGAAGGCTTGGGCAACTTCCTCGTATCAATCGAGGTTCATGTCCTATCTTCCGCCGACGATACGACTCTGCTTAATCACCGTGCAAGGGTCGCCGCGGTCGCTGGATACATGGACAGCGTCGCCGATCTAGGAGCGGTCTTTACTTCGGCAGGCGATGCCAGCCTTTATGACATTACGCCGAACAGTGAAAGTGACGAACACGAGAGCAGAATCTGGCACACTAATTTGACCTTTTCTCTCCTCACCGTCCTGCCCGCGTAAGGGTTGACCAAGTCCCCAAGTTTAAGAACTACTATGGCTGCCGTCCTCAAAGGTGTAACTTGTCTCTACGGAGTCGCCGGCACGGTGACTAACCTCTATGTTCAATCCTACACGCTGACTAAGGCTTACGAGCTGAATGACACGACGCAGGATGAAACTGGTAAAACGGTAACGGCTCGTTATGATGGTATTACCCGCGATCTAACGGTGGACGGCATCGCCAAGACTTCTGATATGCCAGAATTAGGCGCATCAATTACCTTCACGGTTCAAACCGATTTAGGCATTACTCAGTCCTTTACTGGTGTCATCGAATCGCTCGAAGAAAAGGGCGGTAATAAGGAGTTTGTAAAAGTCTCCCTCAAGGCTAAGCAGTGGGAGTCTATCGCTTCTTACTAATTGGATAAGCGCTTCGTAAAGGCTTTCACTGAACCGTCCCGGGTGCGTATCCTGGGACGCTTTGTTTATCCCTTTTGTCTAAAGCACCGTTTGCATTTATTGGCTGTTGAATCTCCTTTAGCATTAGAGGGAAAGTCTATTACTCATGGGCAGTTGCTATTGGCTGTCAAAATCTGCTCAGAGGAGCCTATTGATAAGGTAACTTTAAGAGATTTATGGCAGTTATTTAAGATGCGTAACTTTAATGGTTACTTTGAAGCTGAATTAAAGAAGTATGTCGATTTTACGCATCTAAAACAGTGGCCCAAGTTTTGGGATAAGCAGGGCCGTGACAGCGGGAGTGTTAACACTATTCCTTGGATTCTGCAGGTCGTTTGTAATCTGATTAAGCACGGCATCGAGGAGCAAAGGGCTTGGGAAATGCCAGAAAGCCAAGCGGTCTGGATGTCCACAGGTTTTAATAGTATTGGGCAAGGCGGGTCGGAGATCCAACTGCTCACGACGGAGGAGGAGGAGTTTCTTGACCATTCCTCAAGGTTAGGAACCTCCGATGGCCCGAAAACTTGAATTAGAGTTATCTGCTAAAAGTAACGCCGAAGTTGTTATGAACCGCGTAAGTATGGCGGCGAATAACTTTGCAGAAGATTTGGCTAAAAAGTTAACAGGTGCTTTTGGCGCAATGGCATTATTTGAAAAGGCAATTAGCCTAACTAAAGATACCTTTGCAGAGTTTGGTACTATTGCTGACCAAGTTAAAAAGTCTGGTTTGGCTTCTGACCAATTCCAAATGTTGGCTTATGCCGCGAAACAGAGCGGTGCAGAAGTTAAAGATGTTACTAAAGCCGTTCGTGAATTGAATAGTTTAGTGGCTAAGGCAAAGGTAGAACCTCAAGGAAAAGAAGCCACTTCGTTAAAGGCTTTAGGATTTAGTCCGGAGATGATCCAAGGAGGAACAATCAAAGCCACTGATGTTTTCCTGCAATTAGCAAAGGCTATGGAAAGTGCCACAAGCGACGCCGATAAAGTGGCTATTGCGACAAGCATTTTAGGAGATAAGGTAGGTCAAAACTTAATCCCGACTTTAGAGGGAGGCAGAGAAGCTTTGCTTAAAATGTTTAGTGATGCTCCAATTGTAAGTGATAAAACTTTAGAATCGATTGATAATGCTAATCATAAAGTTGAAACTTTTACTGCTAAACTTGCTAGTTTAAGAGCTGAAATGATGGGAATGTCTATTGATTTATTTAATAAGACTAAAGGCTGGGAAGCAGGCCCTGTTGGTGCAGCATTATATCAATTATTAAATCAAGAACCTAATAAGCCAATGGTTCCTCCTAGTGAATTACCAGCTCCAGATGTTCAAGCTTTAATCAATTCTCAAAAATCTATTGCAGAAGCCTCTCTAGGTTCTGGTGTTATCGGCGTAGGCGCTTCTCCGCAGATCGCCATGCAACAGGAGGCTAATGACAAACTTGCAAGCATCGACTCTCATCTGGCAGAGTTAGTCCGCGGTAATACTGATGTAGATTTTACTAAAGGCATCGAACGCTATAAAACCTCTTTCCCTCGCTAATCATGGCTGTCGTTAAAAAAGGAAACGCACTAACCACGCTCGTCTATCAAAAGGGCGTTACAATCCAGAATGACGGTTACGGCCTGCTGACATCGACGGTTATCTGGTGGGGCGATACGACGGCAACGCCGCCGGCTAAGGGCGACTCTCACCCGATTAAGGATTACATGAAGGCTTTCAAGGTGCAGGCCGAGTACTCCACGACCTCCCGCGTTCAGTACAAGGTCGATTATGTTGGAATTGATGGAGACGCGGATAATACCACTGCGAACATGAGCGGAGCGGTTGGATTACAAAGTGAACGCATCGAGTCGCATCCTAACTTCTTCCGCCAACAGTTAGGAGTCTCAAGTCCTGGCTCTCCTGGCTTGGCAATCGCTGGTTACGGTACAGGCAGTTACACAGCTCCTTGTTATTCTTCTTCTTCATTAGTCCCAGGAGAATATAGTGGTCTTAATGGTTCTCATTTTAAGGAATCTTCTGGTAACACTTTTACAGGCTTTAAGGATCCTGCATATCCTGCCTACTTTGGTAAAAACAATTACCTGTCTGGAACTACCAGCTTAACAGGTATCATGTATGTTAACTCCTCAACCACTGTTCAACGGTTTTGGAAGTGCGTAGGTCGGTCATCTTATGAAGCAAATTGGAACGCAAAACTTCCGACGATTATACCACCCTATATTGGTACTTCTGCAGTCCCTGGCTTCGAAGGAAAGTATGGCGCTAAGTTGCTCCTAGCTGGTGTTAACTTCGAGGAGTATGGTTTAATTTATAAATGTACCTATACGGTTCGCCTTAATAATGAAGGCTGGCCCGAGCCTGTTTATCCCACCGCGGGCGGCGACATTACCTAACGCATGGGACAACTTCAACCCGGAGTCGGTTATAATCTGATACAGTCTCCGCACGGTGACTGCCTTGAGATTCTATTCCCTCCGCAGAAAGAGATTGAGCCTTTACAATTTGAAATCTTCAAAAGGGGAAAACTACCAACCGACACCGAGACTAGCGCTCAACGGATTGCGGTAGCTAGTGGTAGAGTTATGGGGTCGGCGTATCCTTACGATACTAAGTTTTTTACTTTTGAATATAATGTAGATAATTTTAACATATTTCCTGTAGGCTCTTACAGTGCAGGAAGCATTACTAATTCTAAGTTTGTTTCTCAGAATGGTACGGTTAAAATTACCAATGCCTCAGAGGACGGTGCAGATCGCTGGCTTATCTGCCTTGTTCGTTTAACTGACCAAGGAAACACTACCGACCATGTTCCTCAGTTGGCTGTTATTGGTTTGTCATCTGACGCGGATAACAAATCTCGTCCATTTATCAGCGGATACGATGATAGCGTCACATGGTGTACGAAGATTACGACTAATACCGTCGATGTAGTAACCCCTACAGGAACCGAGAGCCTAACCTTATTAACGGATTCATCGATTGGCATGGTTAACTATAACTGCCAGCGTTTAATGATTGGAGATTTAACTTGGAACAGCGGAAGTCAGAGCTGGGACTTAAAGCAGTATCTAATCGGGTCTTTGACTTTCCCGAATAACATTCAAACGCTCCTTTCCTTAACTTGGGACTCGTCTAGTGGCTCGCCGGCTCCATGGGCGAGTTTCCCAGCCTATAATACTGAACGGACTGATTGGCAAGGGTCGTGGTCTGGTTATACCAAGAACTACACTTCTAATTTTATTCAACCGTTTGGGGTATAATTTGACCCCCCTCCAAGGGTAAGATGAGCAATGGAGTCACCTTCAAACGAGGAACGACCTTTGCGGGTACCGTGACTTATACGCCCGCAACTGGTGGCCCCGCGAACCTGTTAACGACCACGGTTAAGTCAGACATTATTGATTCGGGCAACTGCACTTATCCGCTGACGATCACGATGGCGCTAGATGGTCTTTCTTTTGTGGCTTCGTATCAATCGACCGCGGCATGGAATCTAGGAAACGCTCGTTGGGATGTTAAGTTTACTTACGGCTCTACCGTTTTCTATTCCGAGACGATGCGCCTAAATGTCATCGACCAAGTAACCGACTAATGCCTATCTCAATCTCGTCCCAAGTCCTCGGCACGCTCTCGGTGACTGTCGCCGAGACGACCGGAACGCTTGATGTAGCAGTCTTAGCAACGGCTCCTGCGGTGCTTTCGATGGAGCTAGGCACTCCAGGGCCTCAAGGGATACAGGGCATCCAAGGGATACAAGGAACGCAGGGCGTACAAGGCCCACAGGGAGAGAAAGGTGATACTGGAATCCAAGGCCCGAAGGGTGATACAGGCTCGCAAGGGCCGAAGGGCGATACTGGAGCAACAGGCCCACAAGGCCCTCAAGGTATCCAAGGCCCACAAGGAGCAACAGGCCCGACTGGAGCAACAGGCGCTACAGGGCCTCAAGGCCCAACTGGTGCAACTGGATCGCAGGGGATTCAAGGCAATCCGGGCGATAAGTACGCCACAACTTCGACTAGCTCTTTATCAGTTTCTAATGGCTCTAAGAGCCTAACCGTTGCAACAGGCTTAGCCTATTCAACGCAACAGCCAATCGTTATAGCGTATGATGCAAGTAACCACATGCACGGTACGGTTACTTCCTATAATTCTGGAACAGGTGCTTTAGTCGCGGATGTTAGCCAACATAGCGGGTCTGGAACTTATACCTCATGGACAATTAACCTAGAGGGAGCGGCGGGTGCGCAAGGCCCACAAGGCCCTACTGGTGCCACTGGTGCAACAGGTGCGACTGGAGCGACTGGAGCCACTGGAGCGACCGGCCCTCAAGGTATCCAAGGGATTCAAGGTATCCAAGGCCCGCAAGGTGATCCAGGCGTGGTGTACGCAACTTCTCCGCTTAATTACGACTCTGGAACGCAGACAGTAAGTATTGACCTTTCTGGTTATCAGACCGCCGCGCCTAACGATGGCAACTATTACATTCAATATAATGGCTCGTGGGAGCAACTCATCGTAACTTAATTTATGTCTCTCTCAATTTACAGTAAATCCTCAGTGGATTCTTTATTGTCGGCGAAGCTCGACGATGCGCCAAGTGACGGTAACGAGTATGTTCGTAAGAACGCGGCATGGGTGATTGCAACAGGCGGAGGCGGTGGGGCTTCATGGGGATCCATAACAGGCACGGTTACCGACCAGACAGATTTAACGAGTTATCTATC